ACATATTTTATTTCATCTTGAGTAAAAGCAGTAGTATGGTTGCCACTTATAGTTACAGAGCTAGTAGAATTAGAAACAAAAACATTAGCATCTGTAAAATTTTTAACACCATTGGCGCTGCTTATAGTTTCTGATGCATCGCCTGTAAAAGATATATTTTGACTAAAAGTTTCAGAGCGAATAACAGGAGTTAACACACTCAAAGGATTAGCAATTATACTCAATTAGTTTCCCTTTTTTGTAAATCTTTTAATTTATCAAGCCAAGAATGAATTTCATCGTGTTGCTCATGAGTATGAGGTCCATTAGGTATATCAGGTGCAAAATTTATCAAATTTTCAAAAGTTTCAGGTATATCTTCATATTTATTATAAGTTTCACAAATACCATTTTTTAAAATAATAAATTTGTGCATATTTTAACCCTCAGTTCAAGTCGATACGTGGTGAAACCATTTTAATACCACCAGAGGTTATTTCAATATATGAACCCCCACCAACTTGCAATTTAATCATTGATGGATCTATAGTAATTTTTGCATTAGAACCAACTTGTAATAAAACTTTAACATTGCTGTTTGCAATCAGATCATTTCCAGATGTCATAATGTGAAGTTTGCCAGAGGTAACTTGAAGATCGAAATTGCCAGATTGTACGTGAGTTGCCACATCGCCGTCAGCGATAGCTCTAAAATAACTTCCTTTAACTATTTTTACATCGTCACCTTTTGTGGATGAAAGATAATTACCAGATCTTTCTTCAACATAATCACCCTCCGACATTACATAAGAGGTTGCATCAGAGGATCCTGCAGCTTGATTATGAATAAACCCATTTTTAGATGTCATAATACTTTGATCAGCAACAGCAATAAATTCATTTCCACCAACTTCTCTAGATATATCGCCTTCTGTAGTATCTTTTCTAGTGTCTTTAACATAAGTTTCCATGCTACCTTCACTTGTGAAGGAAGAACCACCAGTATTATAAATTCTTGACTCTTTTAATAGTGAGGTTCGAACCTCACCTTTTTTTTCGTCTGCTTGAATGGACTCATATGTTCCTGAAGATGTCCACTGTTCTTTAAAAAAAGATTTCTTAGCTTCTGAAGGATCAATTGGAGAATTAATTTGATAACCACCACCATCTCCCGAAACATTTATTTCAAGGTATCTTGGATCTGCTTTTAATATATCTTTACCTGGATTTACTGGTAATTTTTTATTTGTATCAACCATTTTATACTTTCACAATTTTATATAATGTTAGAAGTTAATATTGAAGGAACTCTTACAGAAACATTAACTTTTCCTGTTGTGGTAGAAATAGAAGCAGTAACTGCAGCTATGTTTTGAGCTACAGCAGTTATGCCAATTATGTTTGTTAAACCAGTTAAAGAAGAAATATTTCCTATAGTTGCAGAAATACCAGTCAAACCACCCAAAACACTACCTAAACCTCCAAGAGAACTAAAGGAAGATGTTAGTCCTCCCATAGAGCTTGGTGGAGTTGAAGCTGACTTTAACATAGATTTCATTCTTAATAATTCAGCCATTCTTTTTTCATGTTTCGATAAAGCAGAAGTAATTGTATTTGAATCTAACACAGAATAAGGTAATTGTGCTGATTTTGTTAAATTTGAAGCTACAGAGATAAATCCTACCAAACTTGATATAAGTTGAAGTGCATTTAGGCCACCCGAGCCAGTTCCTTTGCCCATATTTTTTTCACTTGAATTAGCTTCAATTTCTGAATCTTGGTTTCTCATTAAATCGTTTAACACCTGAGGTGTTAAATTTTGGTCTCTAATGTAATTATCTAAAGTATTTATTATTTTCTGTTCAGATACAGCTAATATTTCTTGTTGAGAAAAAGTATAATATCTATCACCAATTTTTCTTTCAGTAAAAACATATTCAGTAGAATTTTGTGAACTCCATTTTATATACCCCATATTAGGATCTTCAGATTTCTCATAATATTCTTGGATATAAAGATCAGGTACTGTAGTCACAACAGGAGTCGGTTTTGGACCAATTTTTTCTACAGTTAAATAAGTTTTAATTGGAATATTATTTGGGCCAAATTCAATAGCTGCTTTAAATAAATTTGATAGTGCTTCTTCAATAACATCTCTATAAACTTCATCAATTATTTTGATATTGTTACCTTTTAATGCTAAATCGAAAGCAGAGATAACTAAATCATAATTATATTTTTTAACTAATACAGTAAGAGCTTGATATAAAGATTTTTCTAAAACTTTTTTCCGTGATGACTGTGAACCGCCTCCAGCAACAGCAGAAACTCTAGACATCATTGGATACATACCTTGAAGAAAAGAAGCACCATTACCAACTTGAGAAATTACACTTTGTATATCTTTAGTTCCTTTTTCTGCATCAGCAGAGGTTGGTTTATCAGCAAGTTTTGCATTATCTCTTGGTAACTCTTCGTTTTCTTTTTTATCTACTAAATACGCATATTTTGGATTAGGATCTGGAAGGCTGGTTGTTTTAGGTTTTGATATATCTATAGATGCATTTGCTGCTTCGACGCCTAATGACATTTATGATCCTTTATTTTTTAAGAAATTTTACCACCAGGAGAATCTGGCGCTGCTGATGATGAATTAATTTTTTTAATGCCCGACTTTTTATCCTCTTGTTGTATTCCTGTGTTGTCATCTTTTTCCGCACGTATAATACACCCAATATAATACGGATATAATTTATCAGTATCATTTTCAAGATAAACACAAATTACTCTAGCACCAATCATTGGTGCTCGTGGTTTATGGCCAATACCCCCAGATGTCATTGATGTTATAGGTAATATTGGATGTGCCCATGGTAACCCAGCATCTGGTACCTCTCTAATGTCATTATGTTTGTTATAAAATCTAACTTTAATTCTTCCTGTTCCAGAAGGGTCTCTGTTATCTCTTACTTCACCAATGTAAAACATTTTATTTTCCTTTTATGCAGAATTTCCACCAAATTCCATTCCAGCTTTTATCAATTCAAGTGTCATAACATATCTTGGATTTTCTCCAGCTCGTTTAATTACATGTTTTATAGAAACAACTAAAGCTTTTTTGTTAAATTGACCTTCTCCACCAAATTCATTCTGGTCAGTTTTCTTTTGTATATCTAGTTCAACTATAGAACCAACAGATATTTTTGGATTTCCAGGAATTTGAATTTTACCATTACCCTGCGCTAAATGAGAAAGATATTGAGTTCTTTTTCTTTTAGCTTCAGAATTTGTATGTTTTTGACCATTATTAAAACCATCTTCTGCAGTCTCAACATAATATGCATGTTCTTTGCTGCTATAACTAGATTGTTGTTTCCATGCAGGAGTTTTTGAAGGAGTATCCTCTCTATAGTTTTGGTCTACAACAGTATGAGTTGAATTGTTAAATGAAATTAATTTAGTGCCTTGACTTATAGGTCTTATTTCTGACCAAGATGGATCAAATTCAGAATATAATATAGAATTTTGTGCATCTTGTATAGAAACTCTATCTGAATTTAGTGTTGTGTTTTCTTTAAGTTTAGCAACTGGAGATTGTTCAAATAATTGTTCATAAGTTGTTTGTATAATTTTACAATTTCCATTTTTCCACTCTTGAAATATCACGTATGCTGAAGAATCATATTGTGTTGATGTATGATGATTCATTATTTTTTGAATAACATCAATTGTATGTTCTCCACCAAATGTCATTTCTCTTGGTTCAGAAGGAGATCTAGTTTCTAATAGTTTTTCAGTTTTTATTGTTTCTTTGAATATTTTTTCAACATGAGAAGTAGTTGGTGCCATCGAAAAATGTTTCTCAACAGTAGTTTGTGCTTTGAAATATTCTTCTTGAATACCTCTTATTTGGTATGTTTTAGATTTTAAAGAACCTTCTTTGTTAGAAGAATTGTCTTTTAAATTTGTAAGTGAATGCATTTTTCCTTTAAATCCAACAATTTCTCCAGTAAGTTCATATTTAAATTTAATTTCTATTGGATTTTCGTCGTAAGAACCAGTTATTTTATATTTGTTCAAAGCGTCGATTGGATCAATTACATTTATTTCAATCAAAGGGCTTCCAAATGGATCATTAATATCTTCATATATACTAATTTCTTGAAATCCTGCTTCACTTCTTATTAAATCTAATTGTCCTATAGTCAGAACACTAAAAGATATATCACCTGGAACCAAAGCCAATTTTACTCTCCCATTAATTCATTAAAATTATTAATAATTTGTTCAGTGTAATTTTTTTCAATAACTTTTATAGAACTATTGTAATCATTTTTTTCTTCTTCATAATCATAATATGAAATTGCTGTATAATAATTCAACTCATCATCCGGTATATTTGTTGTAATAGAGTTTACTTCAGTTACAGAGGTATTGACAAAACTTTTTGTACCATATATGTATCCACTAGAAATACTTAAAGTATCACTTTCATCATAAAAACCAGAAACGTGTTGAACATATATTTCTGTATTTGACGATTTAATAAATTGACCTGTACCTAAAGATATTCTATCTAAATAAATTTCAACAATTTCATCACTTATAAATGAAGTATTAGAAACAGAATAAGACATTATTCTGTTTGTGCTCGTTGTAAAATCAATTTGTTTTCTTGAATAATCTATAATTGAATTATTCATTCCATAATTTGGTTCCCAATATTTTTTTAAATTATCAGTTAAAGTTCCATACACATTTTTGTTTATATTTTCTTGTGCTGACCAATTATTTCTGTAAAAATAAATTTTTTGTTTTGGATCAGAAACTGATCCATATTTTTTTGTAATAAATTCATTAAATTCTACGTCATTAAGATGCCATTCATAATATGGATCATAAATTTCATTTGTTAAATATAATATCCAACTTTTATATGAATCAAGATAATATCTTGAGCTAAATTGTTCTGCTCTTTCATCGCCAATACTGATATCATATGGATAAAATATATAAGGATTTCTAGAAACTTTATCTAAAAATTTTACACGTTTTGTTATATCAATAACATTATTATTAGAATAATTAATAATTGGGAATTTTGAGAAATATCTATCTTTTGACATTTTTTTTCCGATTAATATGGTTTACCATCAGCATTCCTATACCAAAGTTTAATTTCTGTAAACGCTACTGTTAATGCTATGACTGTAGGAGCTCCAGAGGTAAATCTAGTTTCTTCAAAGAAAGATGGTCCGTTTGATGTATAATTTGCAGAAATTCCTGTTACTGCCATTGGTTTAAAAATAATATGATTGTTTAAATTATTAGGATACATTTTAACCATTGCAATAAGAGGATAATCTTGAAATGGAAATCCAAAAGAAGGTAAAGAAGCTCCTTTAATTATATCTATAATATCTTTAACAGTTGCAGATTCTTGTTCATTTTTTGGAGCTAAATCCCATTCAAATGCAAACTCTCTAAAATTTTGATTATTAAATTGTTGAAATAATAATGGATTTAGTGCTTTGCCAGCTAATGCTAATCCAGCTCCTGCTAATGAACCAGCTGCAGTTAATGCACTTGAAAGACCTGGAGCTATATTGCTCAATGATCTACCAGCAAGTTGCAAAACAGATTGATTTTGCCAACTTAAAGTTAGCCTATCGTTAACTTTAGTTGGAATAGGTAATCTTATAGCTGTTGAACCACTACTTGCAAATGATGATTCAGCACCACCGCCTGTAAGAACATCAGGAATTAGATTGTTTAAATTGTTAAACAAATCAGTTATAGATGTGGGTAATGCGGATAATGGATTATTAACATTTTTATAACTAGCAGTTGTAAACTTTTGAAAAAATATTTCTGTATAATAGTTTCTTTTATTAGCTTGCAAATCATTTGGCATGCTAAGAAATCTGAACTGTTTTTGTGGTGGAATAGGAAAATTAGGTGCATCAGTAAAAACAGAAAACATTTTTATCCTTTATAAATATACATTATAGGCTTTAACCCATTATTTATATATAAAAATATGACAAAATACCAAGGTTTTTTTAAACCTAAAAATCCTCAAAAATATAAAGGCGATCCTACAAATGTTATTTATAGGTCAAGTTGGGAATTAAAACTTATGTTTTATTTAGATAATCATTCAGATGTTATTAGCTGGTGTTCAGAAGAAATAATTATACCATACAGATCTCCTATAGATGGTAAAATACACAGATATTTTCCTGATTTTAAAGTCACTAAAATAAATAAAGATGGTAAAAAAGAAACTGCTATAATAGAAGTTAAACCATTAAAACAAACTATGCCTCCACAAACAAAAGAAAAAATGTCAAAAAAATACCTTACTGAAGTTAAAAATTGGGGCGTTAATGACTCTAAATGGAAAGCAGCTAAAGAATTTTGTAAAGACAGAGGTTGGTCTTTTTATATATTTACAGAAAAAGAATTAGGAATTAAATAATGGTAGATGATCATGATCTGTTTATAGAAAAGCTCACATATGCTAGACAAAATATACAGGAATCTCTAAAACAGGCTGGTGATTTTTTTAAAGACAAAGTACAAAAATTAAAAAATCCTTTAAAAGTATTTTTCCAATCAGCCACTCCGACTGTAGGAAATATGTATATGTTTTCTTATGATCCAAAATATAAAAATGTTCTTCCATATTATGATGCACACCCATTAGTGTTTCCTGTAGAATTTTATAGTAATGGGTTTTTGGGTATTAATCTTCATTATCTTCCTCCCATAGCAAGAGCCTCTTTAATGAGCAAATTAAAAAAACTTTCTAGTGATGATAAATATAATGAAAAAACAAAATTAAATATATCTTATGAAATAATTGTATCTTACTCTCGACAATTTTCTGGTATTGAGGGGTGTATAAAAAGATACCTTTACGCTAATGTAAGAAGTCAATTTCATCAAGTTTTTGCTGAAGATTGGGATAAAACTGTAATGCTTCCATTACAAAGATGGATTGTAAATCCAAACAAAAAATATGCTAACTCTCCTCCATACTGAGTAACAAAAAAAATGGCATTTAACATAGAATCAATAAGACAAAATATATCTAGTTTAGGATATGCAAAAAGAAACAAATTTGAAGTTTTTATTCAAGCCCCAAAAATTTTAGAAAATTCTTTATTAAATGTTTTTGGTAGAGAAATAAATGTTTTTAATTTAAACCGTATACTAAGATACAGAATTGAACAAGTTGATGTTCCTGGAGTTTCATTACTTTCTTCAGATGTAAGGTTATACGGTGTTGGCCCAACTCAAAAAATGCCATATAATGCTCAGTATTTGGATACGACATTTTCTATTCTTTTAGACAGAAACACTGATATTTGGGATTTTTGGTACAATTGGATAAATTCAATTGTTAATTTCAATGGCGCAGAAAGTTCAGAAAATAGTTTATTTTTTAGTGGAACATTACCATCGTATAGTGTAAAATACAAAGATGATTATTCTACAAATATGATGATTGTAATGTATGACGATCAAGGCAACGAAATAAAAAAAATTAATTTGTATAATGCTTTTCCATCTTCGATTAAGCAAATACCCCTCTCTTGGGATGATAACACAAATTTGTTAAGAATATCAGTTTCTATAACATATTCATCATATACAGTTGTAGGATCTGGATTTTCTGATTTTTTAAATTTTTCATTTTAACTCTAAAATTAACACCAATAAACATATTATAGAAGTGAGGACATTATGTTACCTAAAATTGAACATCCAATTTATAAAATAAAAATACCTTCTTTACAAAAAAATTACAATTTTAGACCTTTATTGGTTAAAGAAGAAAAAATATTGTTAATGGCTAAAGAAAGCAAAAATAATTTTGATATTTTTGTTGCAATTAAACAAATTGTTACAAACTGTTGTGTTGATGTTAATTTAGATATTAATAAATTAGCTGTTTTTGATTTAGAATACATTTTTTTAAAAATTAGATGTTTTTCAGTTGATAGTATTGTAAAAATTAGTTATAAAGATCAAGAAGATAATCAAATTTATGATTTTGAAATTGATTTAAATGAAATTGAAGTTATTTTTCCTAGTGAAAAAAATGACAAAATTATTAAAATAACAAAAAATGTTGGATTAATTTTAAAATATCCATCCGCATCTCTTTATGAAGATAAAGAATTTTTTGAAATTGAAAATAATCATTATTTTGAATTAATATTAAAATGTTTAGATAAAATATATGAAGACGAAGATTTATATGAAATTAAAGATATTCCTAGAAAAGAATTAGAAACTTTTGTTGAAAATTTAAACATTGATGTATTTAAAAAAGTAAATGAATTTCTTATTAACACACCCAAAATTCATCATGTAATAAAATATGAAAATAAAAAAGGAACAAAAAGAGAGATTTTTTTCAATTCGTTAAATGATTTTTTTACTTGGCGCTGAGTCATAACTCTTTAACATCTTATTATAAAATGATATTTGCGTTAGCTCAGCACCATAAATATTCTATAACTGAAATTGAAAATCTTATACCATTTGAACGTGACATTTATGTAGACATGTTAATGACATATTTAAAACAAATCGAAGAAAACAGAAAAAATAATTAAATGGTTGAAGTTTTACTAAATTCTATGAAAAACATGTTGGGTGCGCAAGCTACCCATACAAGAGAATTTAAAGAAGAGGCTGTAAGAAGTAACAAAAATATTTCTTCAGTTCTTAAAGATTTATATTCTTCTTTTTCTTCTTCTAGAGAATCGTCAAATAGACAAGCAGGATCTTTAAGAAACCTTGAAAATTCAATTAATAATTCATCTTCAAAAATTGACGTAACAAATTCTTTATTAAGACAGTCTATTTCTATTCAAGAAAATATGGCATTAGAATTAAAAAAATTATCTAATTTATTTGCATCAATGGTTAACCAAGATAGTGTTTCTCCTTCAAACCAACGGGATTTTGGAATAGGATCAATAATACCAGCTGGAGCTGCTGCTGTTGGAGGAGCCGCTATTGGTGCTGCTGTTATATTAGGCGAAAGTAGTAATCTTCTTGGTGGCGGTAAAGACACTGGCGAAAGTAGTAATCTTCGTGGTGGCGGTAAAGACACTGGCGGAAATGGTAATTTATCAGTAAATGAAATGTCTAAAATAGCAAAAGAAGCTGGGTTTAGTGATGAACAAGCTAGAATAATGGGTGCAATTGCAGCCGCAGAATCTTCAGGAAATCCAATAGCACATAATGATAAAGGAAGAGATAATTCTTATGGTTTGTGGCAAATTAATATGCTTGGTGGAATGGGGCAAGAAAGAAGACAAAAAAATAATTTAAATTCAAATGAAGAGCTTTTCGATCCAAAAGTTAATGCAGCTGCTGCTAAAAAAGTATTTGATGAACAAGGATTTGATGCTTGGTCTGTTTACAAAAACGGAATGTATCAACAATTTCTTCCTGAAAGTGATCAGCCTTTTTCAGAACAAAAAAATAATATTGGTCAAATGGCAAGTTTAACACCACCATACGAAATACAGCCGCAAAATGATGTGATGGGCAATAGAGGCGGTAAGGTTATCGAAAAACAAAATGAATTGGCAGGAATAAGAAAAATGCCATTAAGTCAAAATCTTGTTAAGGTGTTAGAGCAAGCAGCTTCTGCAGCTGGTGCAGACGCCGTTGTATATTCGGGAGGGCAACCTTCATTAGAATCAGGAAGTGGTTCTAGAACAGGTTCTACAAGACACGATGATGGAAATGCAGCAGACCTTTATTTAACTAAAGGAGGTCGTATACTTTCTGATACAAACGAAGAAGATAAAAAAATAATGGCTAAATTTGTTTCAGCTGCTGTTTCTGCTGGTGCAACAGGTGTTGGAGCTGGTCATTCATATATGGGACCATCAAATATACACGTTGGGTTTGGTAGTTCTGCGTCATGGGGTGGAGCTGATTGGCTTTCTGGAGCCTCAAGTGGTGTTTATTCGAATAAAGATATGTCTTCTGATAAAGGTTCATCAGGCATGGGTGGCGGTATGTATCCTAATTTAGATGAATTGTATAGTTTGTTAGGTATGTCCGGCGCTAATTTATCTGATTCAATTTCATCTTATTTTGGGTTATCACCTGGAAGTATAGGTACTGGTGAGACACCAATACAAGAAGGATTAATAAATTATGAACAATCTGAACAAGAACCATCTGCTCCAAGTGTTGGACAGACATCTGCTCCAAGTGTTGGACAGACATCTGCTCCAAGTGTTGGACAGAAACCTATAAACTCATCTATCAATCCAAATTTAAACATTGAAAACGACTCATTGGAAAATCGTGCAAATGCGATATCAAGTACAGCTGTTTCGCGCGAAAATGACCAAATTAACAAATCTTATGTTTCTGCTCCTGCTCCTGTAATTGTTAATAATCAAAATATGCAAGGACAACAAATGTCATCTGATGTGAATCAATCATTTGATACTTCAACAAGAGCATCTTGGGCTCCAAGAATAGCAGTACTAAGACCAGATGATAATGCTACGAAAAATTTAACTTGGGCTTCCAGAAATTTAAATGTAGCATAAAAAAAAGAGCCTAATAGGCTCTTTTTAAATATTATTTTGTCAAACTTTTAAAAAATTCTAAAGATTCATCATCTTCATCATCAATTGCTGAAATTTTAGGAGCCGCTATTTCTTTTTGCTTTGGAGCAGCTACCTCTTCATTCCAAGGAAGATCTTCATCAATAGCCTTAGTTGAACGAGAAAAACCACTATCTTCATCAAGAACCTTATTCAACTTAGCCTTGAGCTCATCATAGCTTTTAAAGTTGCTTGGTTCAAGGAATGCTTGAAGAGAATGTTCGCTTTTCCAAATCGATTCGAGTTCAGAGTCATCATCCTTCAAAGGTACAGCCTTATCGAACTCAGACTTGTCATAATTACGATAACCTTCAACATTACGAATCTTTAGCTTAAAGTTTGCGCCAGCCCAAAGGTCAAAAGGATTCACAGCTTCATCATCAGGATACTGAGGATTCATAGCATCGTTAAGTTTGTCGAAAATTTTCTTACCATACTTAAACAAGAAAACCTTACCCTTATTATCAGGATTACCAGTATCTTCAACAATATAAATGTTAGAGATAAAGTGAAGCCGACGTTTCTGTTTACGAGCGATTTCCTTATTGGCTTCAACACCACTGTTCCAAAGTTTTGTATTATATTCAGAAACAGGATCATTTTTACCAAGAGTAGTCAAAGAATTCTCAATATACCATCCACCTGGACCTTGAAACCCATGATCGAACATGCGAATAAAAGGAACATCTTCATTTGGAGGTGGTGGGAGAAAATGGATAACAGCATAGCCATTGCCAGCCTTATCTACAGTTGGGCTCCAAAAACGATCGTCGGAACCCTTGTTGTCGTTACCAGAAACACTAGCAAGTTTCTTATTGAGTTCATCAAGAAACTTTTTGCCAGAATTGGATTTAAGTTTAGAAAAATCTACCATATATATTCTCCGTATGTTTGTATATGCAATGTATTTTTATGTTGAGTGATTATTCACTCGCAACATTATTTAGTATACAATTATTCAACAAAAAAGTCAAGCGCAATCTTTTTTAATTTTGCTCTATCACATTTGATGAATGGATTGTATTTCTCAATCTTAGTTCTGATAGAATCATAAACCAAGTCATATTGCATTTTAGAATCCCAATATTTCTTAGCATCAGAGAATTCTAAAAGCAAACACAATGTTTCTAAACTAACTTCTTTAGCAAGAAACAATTTAAGCAGTAATGGATGTTCATTACTTTTAACTAGAAAATTGTTATTGAAGACAAAATCTAATTTACCAAGCTCCTGCTTAAAAATATATGAAAGTGACTGCTGACGTTTCAGCCAATTTTTATAGTTTTTTTCTGCAATTTCGCTATAAGCAAGATCGCGAATCCAATGTTTTTCATTTTCTGAAAAATTAGCAATTAAAAAATTATGAATGTCAGAATGTTTTGCTAACTTTTGAAAAAATAATTTGTCTTTCCTTGCATTAAAAGAATCAATATTTATTTTAAGTTTACCGTTATATTTAAAATAGTCATAATCTTGTTTAGAAAAATGATTTTTAATGGCCAAATATTCTTTATAACATTCAAATGCTGTCATAGTTAATTTTCTTTATTTTTGATAAAAGACATGTAAAGTTTTTTTTCATTTTTTCTGGCTTCTTTTTCCCAAGGACTTTGCCAATAACTTATACGATTTTTATCAAATATTTCTTTTCTAAATCTAATTTTATCATTATATACATAATCTTTAAGTTCATTTTTAGCATATTGTTTAACATGTATCATTTCATGAGCAATGTATATTAATGTTTTTTCGTATGTTAAATCTCTATTAATAGAAATTAAAAATGATTTATTTTTGTCATCTTCAACATTACAGTAACCAAATTCATTTTCTGATAGTTCTATAAATTCAATGTGTATTTGTAATGAATTTTTTAATCTTTTTGAAAGCAATTTCTGAGCGTAAAAAAACATTGCTTTTTTGCAAGTTTGTTTGTCTATATTTTTTGGTATTCCTTTAGAAGTTAATTTCATTTTTATATCGGAAGTTTTGCACCACTTTTTAAAATTTTAAGATTTTCTGCTTCTGCTTGAATTTTAGATTTCATTGTTGGATCTTTTTTTATCCAATATGCGGCAGTTTCTATTTCTAGATTGTTTTTCTCACACCAAATTACAACAGCATCAATATATTCTATATTTTTTTCTATACATAATTTTTCTATTTCTTCAACAAACAAATTTTTTGCACTCATTATTATAACCTCTTATTATTAAGATGGCGATCCCAGGATGACTCGAACATCCGACCTATTGCTTAGAAGGCAATTGCTCTATCCAGTTGAGCTATAGGATCAACTGTATTCTTATACTACTATAAAAAATGAAAAAAGTCAATAAAAAAATGTGTTAAGTGAGGAGTGTTTCTGTTTCCAAGCACACTCCCCGAAACTCATTTAAGCAAAGATCTTATTACTTAGAGTCTACAAAGATCTTAAGTTCTTCTGCAAGTTTAACGATATCTTCTTTTGTGAAATATTTAAGTTTTGAAATAACTGTTTCACGCTCTGCTTCGTCTCGAATCTCACGAGCTCGTTCTAATTCAGCATAATACTGGCTTGCAAGCTGACTTTGTGCAAAATGCAATAGATCA